ATCATCATAAGTACCAATAAAGTTCATATCTGGTAACAGATGATCTCTAAAGTAATCATGCATACCAGTATCAGAAATAGGGGTAAGACCATCCATAGAAAGACGTAGTACCGCTCCTCGACTAGAATCAGTGAAATATGCTCGATAAGACTCTGAAGCAAACGATTCTGGATTTTTAGATATACCATAATCACCAACAAAAGGAGTTGCTTGTCCAAGTACGTTTTGCGAAGCAACCAACTGAGCATTTCCATCAGCGTTAAATAACGCATCTTTATTAGCTAATATTTTCAACACTTTGTCTTCACATAAGGTAACTAAATCCGTTTTTCTTGAAAACAATTTTTGAATACTACCGTAAGTAGGGTTAACATCTTTAGTTATTTTTTCTGCTTGTATGAATTGATTTAGATTGTTAACTCCATTTGTAGAGCTATATAGTCCAGAATATATTAATCCATTTTTTCTTTGTTCTTCTTGGTATTTTTCATCTATAGTAGTAGATACTTTAACGCCATTACTAATTAGCATTTCATTATAGTCGTCTCTAATTCTATTTGACTCTATTCCGTCACCAAATGAAAAGCAATTGTGCCAACCAATACCAGTTCCAAGACTAGGATCGACAATAGGGCTAATTATAAATGTAGATCTAATATTTGTAATACTCGAAATAGATGCAGTATCGTGTGTTCCTATTACTTCACTTGTAACATAGCTACCGTCCTCTTTGTAAAATCTTATTTTTTCACCTATATAATTTATTAACTCGCCATTTACGTCCTTTGAATTAAATCCTTTATCATCTGAATCTAAAGATCTGACGTAAAGAAGATTATCTCCACCTTCACCAGTAGCTTCGTTGAACTCACTATCACTCCATCTTCGAACATATAAGGTTTCAGTTAAATTATTTAACCCGTTTCGTGCTTCTGGTAGGTTGACAAATTCTACTCGACTTCCTCTAGGAGCATATATCTCTCTAGTGTTAGCATTTAGTTCTGTAGGAATAGCATCCCCTGCTTCGTAGAATATATTTAAGTCAGACGATGATTTTGGTTCAGTTTCAAATATAGCTGGAGTAGAGTTTGTTAAATTACTTAAAGCTTGTGGGTTTTCATTTAAAAACTCAAATTTAGTAAATGAGTTTCCATCCACCGTAGTACCACCAGCAACAGGATTAAATGTTTGAACTTGTGGATTTTTATTTATCTCTATAATATAACAAACTCTTCTATTGTTAGCTCGACCAAAATCTTGAATTCTTTGTTTTAAAATACTTACAGTAGTTGCTAAATTGGCCGCGTTATCTACAATTTCTTTCCAATATCCCCATTTAACAGCAGCTTCTTCAACGCTGTTGTTTTGCATTTCTAAAGTATTAGTTGTTGTTCCAGTATATTGATACTCAGCTTTCCAAGGAGTGTGATTATATAGTTTTTTAACAGCTACAGACTTTATAAAATATACTTCGTCTGAAGGGTCTTCTGAAAATCTAAACTTACCACCAGGTTTTAAATTATCAATAAACCTTTTAATATTTCCATCTGGATCAGAAGGGTACGTTGGATCCCATTGTCTCTCGTGCTCTGTGGCATATTCTAAGTTATAACCTTTTCCAACACCGGGTTGAGGAGCTGTCAATGCAGGTTCGCCAAGTGGAGTATAATTACCTTCAAACTCTACAATATATGGCTGATCTCCTCTGTGGGTAGCAACACCACCACCCCATATACCTTGCATTTCTTTAGCAATACTATTGTAACCAGAAACTTCTGTATCCACAAGATCAGTTGGGAAAGTACCATCATGCAGGTCAACACCTGGAGCAGGAAAAGATACATGCATGTAAAATTTCTCTTCACCCTCGACGTATTTGTATGTTTCATCTGAAGTAGAGTCGCCAATGTTTTCAACAAACGCTTTAGCTCCATTTTCACTGTATTCGTTACTTACTGTAACTATACCAGGCATACTATTTACTATGTTGTTATGATCAAAAGAATCAGGCGGTGTAATAAAAAATTCGGGATTGGCGCCGGCAGGGGTAGTGTAATTTGGTGAGGTTACTAAATAATTTGACAAAGGATCAGTTGTCATCACGGGGTTTGGCGTACCAAATCCTATAAATGAAATTTCATTTCCATCAGCATCAAACTCATCTCCGTAACTCCATTCGCCCCAAGAAATATCTTGATACGAAAAACTGTTACCAACAAATCCATCACCAGCATATTTAGCATAGTTGGTGTCGTTGGAAGTTTGAACAGCTCTAACAAACATATTGTCTATAAAAAACGGGTTTGGCGAAGTAGCATCATTATGGGTTATTAAAGTATCCCATGCCGCTTCGGTATTAGTAAGAGTTGCGCTATGTATATCGCTAGGAGTTTTGTCAGGATCAGCTGCGTAAGATTCAGAGTTAAAAACTCCATCTGCTGCGGTTTGATCAGTGCCCGCTGTAAGTGCATCAGCCCACCAATATAGATTTGCGGTAGAATCTACGTTGTAATTAGTATCTATAGTTGTAGCAGGAAATCCATCTAACAAGTTAGATTTAATAACATCGTCAGAAGCCACTTTAATAAAGAACTTACCAGAAAAATCTTCACCAGTTAACCTATCTTTTCTTTCTATAGTAAATTCTAAATCAGTATCAAATATAGTACCATTACTCCCTGTAATCAAAGTGTCTTCTACAGATATTTTTTTATTTAATTTTAAAACCCTAACGTTCTGACTAGTAATATCAATACTATCAACTTTATATCTTTTAGAATGTTCTCCAGTGTCAGGTCTAACCCAAGATATATAAACGTTTCCAGAATATCTTTGAGAAAACATCACCGATGATGATGGTCCACTTGTGTCAACAAAGTGCATACCTCCTTGTGCTCGCCAATTAGAAATATTTATTTCTATTAAATCTGTTTCTTTATCAATAGTTCTATCAGTATCTGAAAAAATAGCATTAGCACTTACCCCGTTACCAGTTAAGGGTTGCGTACCATTATCAACAGTACCTAAATTTGCAAAACCATAAGCAATAGCATCTGGTGCTTCGTTAGATATATCTAAAACTTTATATCTATTTTCTATATAAATTTGAGAAGCTTCAGGGCTAACTACCTTTTTAATTATCAAATAACCATCTTCAGAAATTTTATTTCTATCAGAAGAGTTGAAGGATAACCATATATGATCGTCAGTATTTTCTGCTTCTGTAGAAGCTACTGGAGTATATGCATTTTGCATAATAAGGTTGTAGTACTCTCCAGATGTTTCTTTTACATAAAACTTATAGTAATCAGCCCAGTAAGGAAGTTGTGTATTTAGCGTTGAGGTTAATATTGTAGATTCACTAGCATTTTTACTCGAACCACTATCCTCCCAAGGAACTTTAACACTAGCGTTGCTAGATGTAAAAACAGGGGTTTCTCTACCATACTCATCACCAAAAACAACACCTAATTGATAGTCTCTTTGAGACTTTATAGACTTCAACCCACCATCGGCAAAAGAACTGTTATTAAATCTTTTTTCATAACCGCCACTTAAGCTTGGGCTTACGTCTTCTTTAAGTATGTTTACTATATCACGACCTTGAGTATAGTTTCCATAAACAACTCTATTGCCGGTTATTTCTTGAGCTAGTGCTTTAGTGGGTACGTTGTCCCAAGGTCTTAGTAATTGATTTTCTGGTAAAGCAGCATATATATTTTCTGTTGTTATGGTATATTTACCACTATGTTCTGAAAAGTAAGAAGTATTTACTGGATCTTCTAATCCAGCTTCCGTTTGGCTAGCGCCCCAAGAACCAAGATCACTCCATTCTGGATCAATTTTCTTTATACTATCTACAGAATATACAACTGTTGAATTTTCTTGCTTATATAAAATGTCAATCTGAGTAACATCTTTAGGTAAATCGTTTTGCACAAAATCAAACACATCAATAGATTCTATAGAGTTAACCATAGCTGTATTGTAAGACTCTTTAGATGTGAAAGCATTTACCACATTATAATCTCCAGTATATACTGGATTAAAAACAACATCAGTAAATGGGCCTATAGCAGAGTACTGGCCATCTAGATACTTGTATCTAAGCGCAAATCTAGGGAATATTTTTTCAAAAATACCTGATCGATTTGTATTGTTGCTTTTTTTAATTTTTATAGTTGGAGCAGTTTTAGGTTTTTTCTTAATAACTGTTGTATGCTCTTTTTTAAGAAACTCAATAGAAACTCCGTCTATATATAGATATGAATGATGATCAAATGAATTATGATCACCATCAGGATGGGCTAGCGCAGTACAACCATCTTTACACCTTTTAATGTTTATCATTCTTGGCTCAGTGTTGCCATCTGTCCAAAGCAATAGATCATCAACGATATTTATACCAGTAATCTGCTTGTTAGTGAATTCTAAAACAGCAGCAGAGGTTCCTTTGAATAAATCTACTATAACATTGTGTGAAGATTTATGGTACGTGTCGTACTCAACAATAGCATCCTTATCATCAGCTTTTAAAAACCAATATATTTTATTATTTTTCTCATCAGCTATACTTCCAATACATTTAAAGGTAGTTGGAATATTATTTCCAACTTCGTTGTTTCCTAATATGTTTTGAACTGTACCAACGTCAGACCCTTCAGATGTAGAAATCTCAATATTTTCAGCATGTCTATATTGACCATTAGGTACTAACCTCTCATCAAGGTCTTTATTCATTTTACCTTGAAAAAAATTGTTTTTAATCTCTGGCATGCTTTACTATTTTATTTGTTTTGATTTACCCTTGAGTACCTGTGTAAGTTCTTTTAACTTAACATTAGACAGCCTTAACTTTGCTTGTCTAGTCGCTGCAAATTTTTCTTTTTTAACTCTTTGAACAATGTACTCTGGAATATTTAATTTTGTAGATAAAACACCATACGTTATCCACTTATACATAGCTTCTTCAGCAAATTTGTGAACTTGCATTTCAGAGTCAGTTCCAAGACTATCACTTATGTAATCTAATATCACAGTTTTTCCTGAAATGTTAGAGCTAAAGTTTATCTTTCCTAATCTTTCGTCTATATAAAAAGATCCATTAACCTGTGCACGCTGTGGATCAAGACCGTATCTTTCTCCTTGATTAGGCCAATACACGTCATCTTCGTAGTTATCGTTGTTATTTTCAGCTGGTGTTACAGACTTGTACAAGTCCCACGTAGACGAGTTACCATCTGCGTTTTCAGCTGGCACTAGCATATTGTTGCCATAAGCATTTTGCACAGAAATGTTATCTATAGTATTGGTAGTGAAAAGTGTTTCTTCTGGAGTTACGTTTACTGCAAAAGGCGCGAATGATGTTACTATAACATAGATTACATCATTATCAATAACGTTAACTAGTAACGCCTCTTCAGTTGATGATTCTCCACCAGTCCACTCTAAATAAGATATATCAAATATATCAGTACTAGTAAAAGCAGAATGTCCATAAGAAGTACCACCAAGAACATCGTGAACGCTGTTACCTGTTGGCACTTGCGTTGACACCCCAAACCTAAGCGTTGAAGGAGGAATTGCATAAGATACTGAATCTACGGTTACGGTAGACGCTGCTGACGAGGTTCCAGTTGCTGTTATGTTAATAAAATCAAGATCACTAACATCAATTTGTTGCCACATAGCTAACGCTCTACTAATTGCAAAACCTGTACCACCACCTAGTTTGTGAGAGGAATGACCGAAAGTTGCTACTCCATCAGGGGTTGTAATGTCAGTACCTAATCCAGATGTGTTATCAACAATATTAGGTGATTGTTGCCATGGAGAAGCTCCTATTGTAGCTGAAAAATCGTTATTTACAACTAATTCGTATTGTTCTTGAAATTCATAACTACCATCATCTTCTTGGCGTATTTCAAAAGGATTTGAAGTATCTGTAGTTCGGTATAGTGGATGCTTAATTCCAGAGCTATCAACAAAACTTAGCTGCGTGTAGTTGACGTAGTCATGAGGTAGTATCATGGTTAAACTAGGTGGTAAATCTATTTGTTGAGCTTTTACAGATTTAAAAGTATCAAAAGATAATTCAGCTAAAGCTCGTTGAGCCCAAAAAGCCACGTCAGTTCTACTTACTCTGTTTATTGTTTTTTCCGCTCCAACATAAGCAACCATAAACTGGTTTATAATGTCTTCTAAAGATACAAATTGATAGTTTCCAAGATCACCACCTTGATAGTAATCTATCTGTGTATTATTGTCTAATAAACCCATTTATTTAAGATTTTTCTTGTTGAACAGTGTTAGCTTCTTTTTGTCCTGCAACCTGTGCTACGTTGTAGTCTTTGATTGATATTCCAGCTAGTTGTAATATTTTAATCACCAAATCTTTTTGTTCAGAATCATGTAATTCAAAATCAGTACTTCTACTACCAGCATATAAAGGTTTTTCACCTACAACTACATAGCCCCACTTTGGAGTAGATGGTTTTTGAAGATAGTTTAAATATATACTATCAACACCAGGGGTTTGTCCATTGTTAACCCAAATTTCATTTTTATGCATATAGAAATTAGGTCTTTTAGTGGTACCTCTTGTTAGTGGAGCTTGGTTAGCCTCCCAAAACTCTCTTCTTGATAATTTATTTATATCTACATCCTGATGCGAATCACCGGTTCTAACATCTACTAGTCTATAAAAATTTGTTGGTAAAACAAACTTACTATTTCCACCACCAGAGCTTATATTTGATAACAAGTCGGTTTCACTAAATATAGAAACTTTATCGTCAATTAAAGTTACCATATCCGTTTCATTTGCGTCGTTACCTGGAACTCTCTTGAATTGATTGAGATCATAGAAGTATTGCTCAAAAATTTCCATTTGAGCTTGATTGGCAAATAAGTTAAACTCCTGCGGGGTAACGTAACCTCTTTGCTCTTTATTAGCAAGTGCTAATACTGTTTGATATACAGTGTTTACTTTTACCATTTTATATTTTTTTATAGTTTAGCAACCACCCCGAAGAGTGGCTGCTCTACTATGGGTTGTTACGAATTAAATCGTTTTTCAATATTGGAGTATATCTCCATACCTTCGTCAGTTTTAAACCAAGCGGCTAAAGCTGAGTAAGGGTGTTCGTCAAATGGGACTGTGCATAGTTTTCTATCGTTTGTTCCCCACGAGAATGTTCGTTGATCTGAAGATAGTTTAATGATCCCCATTTCTGTAGCTCGAATACCAAAGTTTCTAAGAGTTACATTCTCATCATTTACCAACTCTAAGAATAACTCTGGGTTTCTCTTAGCATATAGTAGCAAATCTCTTCTAAGCTCTTTAGAACTCATGTCTGATACTTTAGAACCAACCTCTACTCTCATAATAGCTTCAGCCATATCAATATCAATAGATTGTGCCGCATTTAAAGCTTCTATTTCCATTTCTAACCAAGCAATCTCACCTATTGCATTTGCAACTGGTTTTTCTTCATAAAACATTACATCCTTGTCAGGGTGATACAATGAAAGAAGTTTTTGTAAAACTGTTTTTTCTTTTTCAACAATTAGCATACCGTTTCTAAAAACAACATGTTCTAATCTTTGATCTCCCTTCATTTCGTCTACAAACACAGTTCTTTGATTTTGACAATACTTAAGTTCTCTCTCAAAGCCTTTTTCTTCATCAAACCAATGTATGTTTGCGGATTTTATAGATCTTGATAAAGGTTTTTTATTGCCTTTTAATCTATAGATTCTATCTTTAATTTCCCAACCATCTTCTAAAGTTTTATACTTTTTTTCTTTTCTTTTTGGTTTTTCAATAACAACCTCTGTTGTTTCATTAGTTGTTTCTACTTGAGGTTCTACCTCTTGTTTTAGTGCAGCTTTTGCTGCTGTTTGCTTTTTAGCCATAATATATAATATAATAAAAAATTAAAAAAAAAGATCGAGGACCGAAGTCCTCGACCTAATAATATTGCCTACTTCATTAACATGAAGTTGTTAGCACCTTGTGTAACTAAACATCTTTCAGATAAATAGTGAACTTGCATTGCATCTAAAGCAGAAGTTGAAGCTCCTACAGATCCTGTAACCCAAGTTTTCATTTTTCTGTTGTCAGTTTGTGAAGCACGGTAACGAACGTGTAAGAAAGGACGTTTCATGTTCTTTCCTAAAGCTTGATCGTATACAGATGATACACCAGCTGGTACAATAACACCACGAATAGCAGCGCTAGTAGCAACAGTGTTGATGCGACCTCTTGTAGCTTTATCGTTCAAGTATCTCATATCAGACTTGTAGAAATCATAAGACCCACGACGGAATCCAGAGAAACCTAAGTTCAATGCCATGTCTTCAGAGTTGTCAAACACACCGTAAGATGTACCACCAGCTCCGTAAGAATTCATAGAAGCTAACATGTCATCGATAGCCAGGCTTGAAGCGCGGTTAACGAACATCATGTTTTCTTCAATAGCACCTTGCTTGTCAAATTCAGCTAAGATAGCATCGAATTCAGCTAAGTCAGTAGCAGCATTCACACCAGAGATACCAGAAGTAACATTACCTCTAGACTCGATAGCAGCGAATAAACCTTCAGTACCAGCAGCGCCAGCACCACCGTCAGCAGATCCTCTAATTTGCTTGTCGGCAAAACCGATAACAGAGTTAGCAACTGTTTTTTCAGCTTCCAACATACTCATCTCTAAGTAATCAGTAAAACGAGCACGTGTGTCACCTTCAGCTTTCAAATACCATAAGTAACCATTCTGTCCTTCTTCACCAGAAACTTCAACCCAACCAATAGCGGAAGCATCAGATCCAGAGATCTCATAGTAATCCTTCATAATGATAGGCTTGTTAGTAAACGACTTGAAAGTAGGTGTTAAAGCTGTTCGTCTTTCAGCACTAAATGTACCTGTGTTATCAGAGTAAGATTGTCCTTTACCATACTCAGAACCTATAACTAATAGAGTTGATCCACTAGCAGTTGTAGCGTGACCAGTTAAATCTGCTTTGTCATAAGGCTCAACTGTAACAACAGCTGATTCTGGAGTTTCTACCACTAAACATTTTGTAACGATACCAGCACTCGCAATAAGTACAACATCGTTAACACGAATACCGTGAGTAGTAGTTAATGTCTGACCATCAATGTCAGTAACACATGTAAACGTTCCGTTAGTATCACCAGCAGTAGCTACTGTACCATTGTAAGATAAATGTAATCTTCCTTGTTCAGACCATACAACTTGATCAGCTGTCATAGCCTCTTCAGCTCCTACTTGTGCAAGAAATCCTGAGATTGTTCTGTTTCCAAAAACCTCAGCTTCTTTTTCCATAAGATCTGGTAAATATTGTTGCGCCCACCCCGCGGTGTCGCTACTTGTAAAATCGATGTAGTTTGAAGCTAGTGTTTGTTGCTGTGGAGCTACAACACTATTTAAACTACCACCTGCAGTAATTGCCATAATAAATTGTTTTTAAATTGTTAAATTATTTTCTTTTGTTTTTAATTTTAAACTTAAAATCAGAAGAATCGTTACCTAACACCTTAAACTTCATCCCACCAGCCTCAATCTCTCCACCGTGTTGTTGGCGAGGATCCATGCTAACGTTCTTAGCTTTAGCTACACTACTTTTTAAAGCATCGGATTTACCTTGCTCGTAAAAGTGCTGTGCAACAGCATCTGGATTCATAGCTGTGTATAGAGACTTGTGATAACCTTTAGCGTCCGACATTTTATTATCTTCATTCAAAAACTTTTTGATGAAGTTGTTAATGTCACTTTGGCTTTCCTTAACACCGTCCACGTTTTTAACGTTAAACCTAAACTTTTTATCTCCAACGTTGTATTCAAAACCTTTGAATTTATCATTGAACACGTTGTTAGTTTTGTTGATAAACGTGTTGTGTTGCTCTTCAGCTACTTTTTGTGATTCTTTTGAATCCTTGTTATACCTGTTGAAAAAATCAATAGCTTTTTGTTGATCTTGTGTCAACTTAGAACCATATTTGATTTCTTCGTAATGTTTGGATTTTACACTTTCCAAGTGGTTCTTTGCTTGAGCAACTTGCTCTTTCAAAGCTAATTTTTTTCTTCTAATGTCTTTTTCATCATCTAGTTCTTCATCAAAAGAAAAAGTATCTTCCATCATGAAGTTTACTTCCTCTGAATCTAGATGAGGTTTTGTTTGTTTATAAAACTCTCTAAGTAAAGATAAGTTATCTAGTTTAGAGTAATCTTGGTTTAATCTAACGTAATCTTGTAAATCACCACCTGTTTCATCCATAAAGTCAATTAACTTTTGAATGTTTTCAGGTAGAGCTTTACCAGTAGCTTCAGATTCAGCAACAGCCTCTTCAACTTGCTCTGTAATATTTTCAACCTGCTCCTGCACTTCTTCTTCAGTTATTTCCTCAACAACTGGTGTTTCTTCTTCCACTTGAGCAACCTCTTCTTCAACAACTTCTGACACTACTTCTTCAGCAGTATTCTCAATTACTTCTTCAGTAGTTTGTTCAGATTCTTCAACAACGTCTTCTGTTTCTTGTGGTTTACTTAAGTCTACTTTGATAATTGAATCATCTCCAGCAGATTTAAATTTACTCTCATCAACTTCTTGAGTTGTTTTTTCTTGTTGAACTTCTTCAACGTTTTCTAATTCTTGTTCCATAATATAAAATATAAAAAATTAATGTTTAATTTATCTAGGTTCAAATGATCCTAAATTAAATCCACCACCTATAGTATCATTACCTGCAGATTCAAAGTTTTTAGGTGGCTTGTTGCTTTTTCTTTGATCAATTAACTCTGATTGTTGAGTTGCCTGTATTTTAGTTCTTTTATCTTTTCTGTCTTCCTTGGTGTTCTCTCTCTGCATAACCTGTTGAGTATCCATTGAACGCAACTGCATGTTATACTGGAACTCCTGTGCCATTAGCTGTTTTTTAATCTCAGCTTCTTGCATCATTTTTTGAGTAGCCATTTGAGATTTCATTTGCTCCAACTGCGCTTGTGCTTGAGAAAGCGCTTGTTGTTTTTGAACCTCTAGTTGAGCGGATGCTTGCTGCTGTTCTATGTTTGCTTGAGATTGAGCTTGAATATTTTGTTGTTGTATCTGCTGATCTCTTTGCATTTTCTTTTTTCTTCTAATTTTAAGAAGTTGATTAGCAAGTTTGACATTTTTAATATCTCTAAGATCAATAGCATCTTCAAGTTCTATGCTTTTTTGGGCTAGCGCTTGTTGTATGTTGTTTTCTAACAACATCTTCTCTTCTTCATCTGGCATAAGATCTATAAATATACCAAAATCATAAAGATGTAAATTAGACATCTCTTCAAGCGTAGCTACATTGTGAACTCCTATACTTTGTATAAATGCATCTTTAGTTGGAGAGTACTCTATAATATCAGAAATTCTTAATGATAAACATTCTGCAACTTCTGATGTTAAGAATAAACCAGAATTTAAAATATGACGAGTTGCAGTATTAGAGTTTGCTGCTGCCATTTTCTGGACGCCTACAAGAGCTCTTTCATCTGGCGTACTACCGTCACGAGCCTCGTTAAGCCCGGTTGTGTCGCGAATCATTTGTAAATAGTAATTATAGTTTCCAATTAATGCTTGGATTTTATTACCACCAGATCCACTTGTAATTTCTTGAATCGGCACTTTGCCAGGATTCATATCTCCTTCAGAAGTAAAACTTCGACCAATAACAGAACCTGTTTGGAAAAACATATTTAAAGCTTCTTGAGGACTATAATTTGTTCCATTACCTAAATCAACTTCCGCTAATCCATCAGCATCTAAATAAACTCCGTCCGGAACCATTCTTGACATTACCTGCTGTAACTTCAAGTGTGTAAGCTGAATCATATCAGCAAAGCCAGTAATTCTTTTAACTAAAGATTCAATTCTGCCTTTATACATCCTTGGCGCAACGATAGAGTAGTTCATCTTAACTTTAGTAAAGTTACTCTCTGATCGCATCATGTTCTTAGCCATTTCCCACTTCAACAGCTTATCTGTGCCTAGTACAATTGCTCCTTCATACAAACACTCTATAGATCTTTGTAGCTTAGCGTAGTTTCCTTCAGCATCAGAAGGTGGATTAAAAGTATCGTCTTTTTGTATTAACTTTTCAGCACCACTTGCAGTTTCTTTCATTTTATAAACCTCGTTCATGTAGGTTTTGTAATTGAAATATAAAACTTGAACTTTGTTATTATCATTCTCTTCGTAACCACCGCCTCTGTTGTTATTAGTACCGTAGTTAGAGTTACTTTGCTGTATATCTTCTAAGTCTTCTTGACTTAAGTGAGGAAATTGTTTTGCTAATTCATTTATTGGTATAGTTTTTACTTCACCAACATAATATATATCATCAAAGTAAGGAGACTCTGTGTACGAGTAAACTAGGTTAGCTGGATCAACATAATCAATAACAACGCCTTCAGAAGTATTAAACCCTGTTTTCACAGCACCAATACCTAAAACTGTTAAATCGTAGTATATTTGTTTTTTAATTAAATCGTAGTTGTTACCTTGAAATAATACATTTATAGCTTGCTCTTCTGCTAACTCTATAGACTGCTTGTAGGTAAGCTGCATGTGTAAGTCTAGTTCTTCTTGAGTTTCTGGAAGTTTATCTGGATCGTTCTGATATAAGTTAATACCAAACTCTTGCTGTGAGAAATCATTCATCTCCTTAGAAGCCATATCACCAAGTATTGATTCCATATACTCGGTTCTTTTAGCTATACCAAACGGATCTTGTGAATAAGCTTTAATATCATATGCTCTTTCAGCAATACCGTTAACTACTATATCAACAAACTTTGGAATAATTGGAACAGGTGTCCAATCAAGGTTTAAGTAAGATAGGTCTCCATTTATAGACAACTCATCTTTATATTTTTTAACAGACTGCTCACCTCTTGCGTACAGTCTTAATTTGTGGAAATCATTTAAGTTATTAGTATATCTACCGTCATTACTTCTATCGTCATGAAACCATTCTGTTTCTATAGCTTTCGCTACTTTTAAACCATAATCATAACTTATTTTTTCAGCGTCGCTTACTACTTGACTTGGAAAATAACTTTTTACAACAGACTCTGCCATAGTTTTATTTTATTAATTTAGACATACCTCCAGTATTCGTGTACTTTGCGATATTTACGTTTAGTTTAGGTTTTTTTACATCTGGGTGTGGACGGTACAAGTGCCTATTGCAAGCCATTATTGCTAAACCAGAGCTAATTGCAGCATCAAACTTTGTACGTTTGTTAATATCAAACCTACTCCACTCGTTCAATGTTTGATTAAAATACACATTACCATATTCACCATCACCTAAGTGACCAACATGATCTTGAATATACATTTCAATTGCCGCAGCGTGAGCCTGCTTTATATCTTCACTAGAGTTTGGTATACCACCAACTTCTTTTTCTGCAATAGATAATTTATTCCAAACTTTATCTGGTCTATTCATACTATAACCTCTATATCCTCTACGTTTTAAATAATAAAGTAATCTAGGTTTATTATTCTCCGCTAGTATTGGCATACCATAAAATACTAATGCCATCAATACGTCTTCAAAGAATATCTCTGCGGTTTGTGGTCTTGCTATATACTCTAAGAACATATGGTTTGGTGGTGCATCTTCCATGGAAAACTTTGTTAACCCGTGTAACGCTCCTTTAGAACCTTTACCATCCACAGTACCACTAATATCGTAACTATCACAACCGAACGCACCAACGTGCTCATTTCCTGGGTACTTAATTCCATTCTTTGTTACAATTCTATTTTGAAGGTTATAGGGTGGTGTCCAACTAATATTGAATCTTCCTTTTGGATCAGGGTAGAATACTACCTTAGAATCCTTCACACCACTCTCCCATTGAAAATTACCAGTGTTAATCACCGAACTATTTCTTATCCCTTCATTGTAATCTATCTGTTCGTATAGTTTAACTAAGTTAAATATACTGTTTTTTGCTTCGTCTCTAAAAGCATGCTCCGTTGTTCTAGGAAACTGACGGTAAAATTCATTTAAACCGTCTTGATCTCCTTTTAGTCCATCAGCTTCGTTTTCCCAATGTTCTATAATCCCAATATCTATTAATTCACCATCTGGCCCGAGCACATCATGGTTTGGACTATCAAACACTGGTTGTCCGTATTCATCAATAAAGCCCTCATAGTTCCATTCCATTGGGATAAACAGAGAATATAAACCAGACTTTGTCTGTCCATTGCGGTTTCTACTTGTGACATCTGAATCATTGTATAACTTTTTAAAATTATCACCACCTTTATCCAAAGCATTTGATGTACTTCCCATCATACACTTTCCAATAATTCTACTACCTAATCTAAGACAGGTTTTTGTTACCCGCCAGTTGTTTAGTATATTATCAGGTCTCTCCCACTTACCACTTTCATCGTGGACTAATAACGCTAGTTTCTCACCGTCATAGCTATTGTCACCAGTGTTTTTCCAGTCAATCGTTGTGTCAAGACCTTTAATCTCTTCTAGCTTTTCCTTTGCCGCTATCTTCTTACGAGTAAACTTACTCGCTGGAACCCTATAAGCTAATTCGCTTTTAGGTCGATCCATACCATCTTGTATCGGCTTAAAAAAGAAAGGATAGTTTATACTTATAGGCACAACTTTATCCGTAAACATTTTTTTAGCATCCGCACCACTTTTAGATAGGATACCATATCTACTATCACTCGAAATAGTAGCTAAATTAACCGCTTCTGCAGAACTCATAAAAGAAAACCCAGAACGCCTGTTTTTAAGGTAGCACATTCCGTAACATCTTTTATCAGCTTTACACGCCTCCCAAAATATAAAGAACAATCTGTTGGCCTCTCTAAAATCTGGAGCACCAACATCTATCTTACTCCATTGTAGATACATATAGTGTGTTCCAACTATGTAGGTATCTATTCCATTATTTTTAAACCAAAAGCCCTCATCTCTTCTTTTAAACTCCTCATCAATATAATCGTGCCACTGATCTTTTCTTTCTTCTGGATAATCTCTCCAATCAAATATACTTTTAAGTTTAGATAACTCTTTAGGATACTGTATCCTCTGCCACTTGTTTAACTCTGTTTCGTACACTTGCACTGGCACTTTTGGCAAAGCAACTCGCAAGTTTTGGATTTCATATATTTCGCCAATTTGACCAGTTTTTGATATAACGATAATATCATGTTCTTTATTGTATCCATATTCCCATTTTTTACCTTTATTCATACGACTAATTGTCGTACGTTTAATAGGTTCTATTATTTTATATAAACTCTGCTCGTACATTATTTCGATCTGCCTTCCGCGAAGCCCTTAAATACTTTGTCTTCTTTCTTTTCAGATGTCTTTCCTTCCAGAAGATTTTCTTCTTCTTGGATTCTATTGAGAATTTCGAATGCATCAAATATAGCTAACTTTTTAGTAGCTGCAGCATTCTTCAGTCTATCTGCCGTTATATCGTCATCGCCATCAACAATAGCCTCTTTAGCGACTTTAATTAGTTCTTCAACTGCTTTATGCCCAGCTTGGATTATACTCTTTTTCGTTTCCTTGATGTTCATACTTGATTGTAATAAAATTAGATAAAACTCGATAAAGTCTTTCGCCATCAACGACAAACTCATATTCACTACTTGGTCTAAAACCAACTAGATCGTTAATTGCAACCGTGCCATCTGAGTACTTAACGATACCTTGTAGGGGTTTTTCAGATTCAGTATTAAATTGATCAATGGCTTTTAAGGGTTTTACGAAACAATAGCCACTAGGCGCTATCCAACGTTTATTGTTTTTGTACAAAAATATTTGATCAGACGATATAATGTAAGTTGAATCATTAAAATAACTTTTGCTATTTTTTTCTATACCTTTTACATTATGCCACCTACGAAATACATTGTGATGCACTATAATAGTATCTCCCACCTGTATGTCAGTATCACCAATTAAAGGTTTTGATATAACAATAGCTTCTCTATTTACAAATTGATGATTATAAACCTCTGTGTTTAATATGAGATTTCCACCTTCAACTTTTTTAGTATTGTTGTATCTTTCTCCTTTAGGTGTTACAACAAAGTTGTAAACGCTCTTCATTAATACTGTAGATTGTATTCCACCGAGACCGCCATATTCTTATTGAAGTCTTTCCAAGGAAGAACATTGTTACCTTTTTTAATATAGACAGAAAACTTAGTCTCTTCTTCTATAATGTCGCAGATAGTATGACCACCATACACTTCTTGCCCCACGGCATAGTGCATAGCGTCATTCTTATAGTCTTTACCTACACTAATCTTTCTTATCAGCTTCGCCATCTTCTTCGTGTTTTATAGAGCCGTCTTGAATATTGATGTCAAAAGTTCCGTACTCTTTTTCAAATTCACCTTGCATAACAGTAAGTTGATCTTGAATAGTCATAATAGTATGAAGCATTTGATGCTTTCTAGTTTCTAGCATACCTAGATCTAGTTGGGCTCTATTGATTGCGTTTACAATACCTTGAACTTTTTTCAACTGCTCGTCGGTAATTTTTTCTGCTTTAGGTTTAAGATCAACGATCTTATCCACCTTTGGTGTTTTTCTCTTTGCCATGATTTAATTTAATTTAATTAGTTAATATTAACAGTCGTCAACTGCTGAAACAACACCGTTGCTTCCTATTTCCATGTTTTTATAGGATCCTCTCGCATATGGACCTATTTTATAATGACCAGCTAGTAATACGTTTTTACTATCAGCTCTCATTCTTGGGTATACTATATCTCCAACATCAGGAATACTTGAGCTTCCGTTATGGAAATAAGTATTTGTTACACTTCCAGAACTTACTCTACAACTAGCCGAACCGCTAGATTCCCTATCACTGCATGTAACTGTGTTGTAGTTTTTGGCTATAACAACTTCTTTTCTTCTTTTTACTAGTATGGATTTATTTTTACCTCTAGACTGAGCAGATGTATTTGCGTTACCTAATGCCATTATATAGCGGCCGCTCTAGTTCTGTAATCTGGTCTTGGCGCTACGTAGCATATAACGTCTCCAGCATGTAACTCTACATAGTCATACATACCATATAAAGTCATACCAGCAGGAAACTCTGTTCCACTACCATCTAGTACTATAAGGTCACTATCGTTGTCACCCGCGTTTGTGTCAGCGCCCCAATCAGTATCTAATGTTTGAGTATCTTCGTTAGACGCAAAATGCGTGTTATCTAAACCAAGACCTTTACCAGCATCTAAAATACCTAACCCACTACCACCAAATTTTGTTGCGCTTACCATAGTTATAGCACAAACGTAATATTTAGCGTCAGTCTGAGATAGATCTAATATAGCTCCATCACCGCTTAGAAACGTAGAGCCAAATTGCCCAAAGTTATAAGCCGTAGCTGTTGAATTTAATCCCATAATTTTATTTTTTTACTTTTTCAAGGCTTCGTCCTCCGAAGTAAGCCCCAATTACTGTTATTAATACTAGTTGAAGAAGGTCCACGTACGAATCCTTCACATTAAAGTTAATTGCACCAGCATCAATGAATATCAACAACATCGTGCACACTATTAAGAATATAAGCGTCATTGGACGTACATTCTTTGAAAGCCATGAATCTGACTTTAAATCCGCCTCCCAACGAGATGTGATGTTCTTTTCCATCTCAATCTCATAGTTAGCAATTAATTCTTTTATTTTTCTTTCCGCTTCAAGCTTTTCTTCTTTAGATGTAGTTAAGTTGTCTACAACTCCTCCTACACTCTTTATAAGATCACTTGCTCCGCCAGAAATTAAATTAGTTAATATACTCATTTTGTTTTTACTTTTTCAAACGAGCTGATACCGAAACAACCTAACGTTACCCATACGAATGAATTATAAACAACTTCATTTATAATTAAATCTTTATCGGCTAAAACACTAGTAC